ACGGTGTTCGGAATCGATGTCGATGACTTCATGGAATCGGATGACTGGCAACAGGAGCTTGCGAACATAGTTGCAGACATTTCGCCCGACGTAATATTTCACATTGGAGCCTGCTCAGACACCATGGAACAGGACGTTAATTACATGATGAAGCTTAATTATGAATCGACCAAGATTCTTGCTAGCTATTGTCATTACACCGGCTGTAAACTGATATACTCATCTTCTGCTGCAAATTACGGAAGTGATGGTAAACATCCTTCAAATCTTTACGGTTGGAGCAAGTACGCGGCTGAAGACTACGTCACCCTGACTGGTGGAGTTGCGCTACGCTACTTCAATGTGTACGGTCCAGGTGAGGAACATAAGGGCCGAATGGCATCAATCGCTTATCAATCCTATGTGAATCATTCTAACGGAGTTCCAGTACTCTTATTTCCAAAGAATCCAACTCGCGATTTTGTACACGTTGATGATGTTGTTTCTGCGAACCTTCATGCTCTTGAAAATTACGAGGATTTTGCATCTAATTGGTTTGAGGTCGGCAGTGGAGAGTCAAGGCCGTTTGAAGACATTCTTAACTTAATGGAAATTCCATTTACTTACGTTCCAGAAGATGTGATTCCACAGGGCTATCAGTTCCATACTGTTAGCAATCAAAATCTATGGTTGGGAGGATGGACACCTGCTCATACCATTGATACTGGAGTTCCGGCCTACCTGGAATACTTAAAAAAATCCAAAACAGATGGAGAGAATTAAACCAACAGTCTGCGAAGGCTGTCGTGTACCTAAGGGATGGGGCGAAGAGCTCATAATCGAAAATAATGAGAAGTACTGCGGTAAGCTCTTAATATTTAAGAAGGGCTGCAAATTCTCAATGCACTATCACATGATCAAGGACGAAACTTGGTATGTTGACAAGGGTACTTTCATGTATCGTTGGATTGACACAGAAACCGCTGAGGTCAATGAAACAACCCTAAAGCCAGGCGACGTTGTCAGACAGAGACCTGGCCAGCCTCATCAGCTTGAAGCGCTTGAGGATGGAGTCGTGTTTGAAGTATCAACTCAACATTTTGACGAAGATTCGTATAGAGTATGGAAGGGAGACAGTCAAAAATAATTTATGTCGATATCGATGGCACAATCTGTACTCAAGAGTCAGATTACAATCTTGCGAAGCCGATACCTGAACACATTGCAAAAATTAATAAACTTTACGACGAAGGTCATAGAATAGTTTATTATACAGCTAGGGGTCAAGTTTCCAAAAAGGACTGGAGCGTTCTGACTTTAGTTCAATTACATGAATGGGGTTGTAAATTTCATGAGGTCAAAATGAATCATAAACCTCATTACGATCTTCTCATTTGTGATAAATCTAAAAGAATTGAAGAGTTATGAAACTAGTATGGGTCAACGGCACTTTTGACATAATTCACCCTGGTCATTTAGCACTATTGAACTATGCGAAGAGCTTAGGCGATGAATTAATAGTTGGGCTAGATTGGGACGAGAGAGTCTCTGAAAGAAAGGGCCCAACTCGGCCAGTTAATAACATTCATATTAGAATGATTAACATGAAAGCTGTAGATTGTGTCAATAAGGTAGTAACTTTTGCAACCGACGGTGAGCTCGAAAATTGGATTCGTGTATTAAAACCGGTCGTGATGGTTGTTGGTTCAGATTACATAGGCAAAAAAATAATCGGATCCGAATGGGCTGGTGAAGTAAAATACTTTGATAGAATTGGTGGTTATTCAACCACTAACATCATTGAATCTCAAAAATGAAAAGACGTTTAAAATTTGAAAAGGACGGCCTCGACTGGTTCGTAAATTTACCCGAGTGGCAAGGTTCACGCGCGGATCTGCAAATGGTATGCGGAGCGGACGTTTGGCTTGATATTTTATGTCAAGGAGAATGGCACGTTTGGTTAACCGTATCTGATGAACCGTTTAATGGAGCCAATCAACTCGAACTTGTTGGCGAGGGAACCTATCTAAATGAAACGGTTGGCTCTGGCGCAAGCTACTTATTAAATAATTACATTGGAATAGAATACAATCTTGAAATGTGGCTATGCGACGTTACTAAATTCGTATTTGGTAAATTCCCAAAAATAATTTATTTTGCATGAAAATTTTAGTAATAGGAGAAGACTGTTTGGACGTCTTTGAGTACGGAACATGTACTAGACTCAATCCGGAAGCACCGACTCCAGTGTTCGTAAGCGGGCAAAAGGTAACCAACGGCGGAATGGCCGCGAATGTATATTCAAATCTAGTCAAGCTCTTGCCTGACTCTCAAATCAAGTTCTTAAAACAGGCAGGCGGTGATATAATTAAGCATCGTTTTGTGGACTCTTCGTCCAATTACATTCTTCTCAGAGTAGATCACGACGGCCCGGCCGATCCTTTGGTGCTTGAGCCTAGGCTAGTAGATAGAATATATGAGGCAGACGCGGTAGTTGTTTCCGACTACTGCAAGGGTTTCTTAAGCATCGAAGTCTTGTCAGAAATTGCAAAGATCGCAAAGGTAAGTTTCATAGACACTAAAAAACCATTGGGTTATTGGGCAAAGGATTTTTCATGGATTAAAATTAACTCAAAGGAGTGGGAAAATCCAAATCATGATCAAGGCTTCATACGGGATTTTGGATTCAAAGTCATTGTGACTCTTGGAGATAAGGGTGCCAGAATAGGAAAGACCGTTATTGAACCCGAAAGAAAGATTGAAGTAAAGGACGTGTCTGGCGCTGGAGATTCTTTTTTGGCTGGACTAGTTGCGTCATACGTAAAAACTAAAAACCTAGACACGGCTATCCGATTTGCAAATCAGTGTGCAGGTGAAGCCGTTTCTCACCGTGGAGTCGTTTCCGTTAATTTATCCATATAAATAACCAAAAATAACCATTAAAGATGGGAAAATTTGGTAATAGAAGAATTCCTAAATTCATGGAAGACGATGCCGTCATTCCAGAATCACACGGGTCACAGGAAAGCCCAATTCAAATAGTTTCATTAGGCGATCATGGTGATGATCATGCAATGCTCGTAATTAAAACCCATGACGGCCAGGAAGTTGAGTTAAGATTCGACTACGACGGTGACGGAATGTTAACTGCACAGCACGGAGATCACGAATACTCAATTCCAGTCGAAGTTGAAGTTGTCTCAGATGATGATCAAGTTGAAAGCTATGAAGTAGCTGAAGCCAAGAAAGGTAAACCTGATTTTCTAGACATTGATAAGGACGGCGATAAAAAAGAGCCTATGAAAAAGGCGATTCAAGACAAAAATAAGTCAAAAAAGGCAGACCCTAAGGCTGTAAAAACTTTCGAAGGTTTTGTGAACGAATGCTGGAGCCCAATGGAAGAAGGTTACAATCCAGCGATGTCAGAAGAGGCAAAACGCGCAATCAAGTCCATTTGTGAAGATATTTTAATTAAGGAAGCTCAAATGTGCGACGAGGATCAGGATTCTTCTCACACTTACGAGTCTTACTTAAATGAGTGCGGCTCCTACATGGCAGAGTGTATGGCTGAAGCGGCTGCTAACTTACAAGTAAAATAATAATAGTTAGTGGAGAAAGTAAATGACCATTCGACTGGGTTAGCTAGTCAAACTGGAACGGTCTCAGCTGACTCGTTTGAGCCTCATAATGACCCAAATGTACAGCCTAATCCAGTAAACGTAACGGTCGGTGGAATTCCTCAACATTGGGGGTCGACAGCTCCTATTTCAAGAAGAGACATGCGTAAAAACAATACTCCGCTTGCAACCGGTTCAGAATTTCCCAAGATATTAAGTTTCAAGGAATTTACTGAGGAGCTTAAGCCGGACCCGAATAAATAATAAAAAGTCGATACCATGAGTAATAAAATCTTAAAATTTGATTCTTTTACAAAAGGTCCAAAATTAGAGGACCCAAAAACAGCTCTTAAAGTCAAAGCGGCAGATGGAGCTAAAAAGGAAAAATCAATAGACCAAGTAAAAAAGGCAAGTCTAACGATCCTAAAGACAACTGAACCGGATTACACAAAAACAGTTAAGGAGCCAATTCACGAGAGTTCGGCCGATACCCAAGCTGAAATTGATGCAATCAATGCAACTCGCGAACTTAGAAAAGAGTTAGCAACTGCTGAGAACGATGAAAAACGACTCTCAATCCTAAATAGAATCAAGCAAGTTCAACAACAGATCGAACAGAAGAATAAGGCATCGAAAGCTATCTAAAAATACTAATCAAAAATGACATTAGACGAATTAGTATTAGACATACAGAACGAGCTTACATTCGCTAAAGCTTTACCTTATTCTATTCCGGAACAAGAGATCAATCGTATCATCACGAATGCCGAGAGATATTTTTATGATAACTGGAGACATGCAGTTGAGGCTAGATACTTATTAGTCCCTCACGGAGTATTCACTAATAAATTGTTCTCAAAGGATCGTACTATTCAATTACCAGATTGTGTTGCTTTTGTGCATGAAGTTAAAGAGGCAAAGGGCACAAGTTCAATGTTCGGAACTATGGATGCAGACTTCGCTGATAATAAATTCATTGGGTCGGAAGTTTTCTTAACTCCCTTTATTGGAGAATCAATCATGTACAGAACAGTTATCTTTTCATTCCTTGATTTAGTTAAAGGTTTTACAATCGACACATTAGCTTTTGATTACAATAAGAATACTAAAAAACTAAGCATTTTAGGTAGAACTCCAAGAACTGATGTAGTTCTGCAGATAGCCAAGAGAATTCCAGCTGAGGATCTGTACGAAGACGAATTATTCCAAAGATACGTTAGGGCAAAAGCTAAATTGAGATTAGGCGATCTACTAACCACGTTTGATTACAATTTACCTGGCGGGATAAAACCTAACTACACAAACTTAGTGACTAAAGCAGAAAACGAATTCAACCAAGTTGTTGAAATGATGAAAAATGAAAATACTCCAGACTTCTTGTTCTTTGCAAGATGGTAATTAATAAAGATGGCAACTCAACCGGTAGGAAAAGATTTTTATTTTAGGAGTCCAGGAGACCCTAACTATGTTGAAGGAATTTATGAATCTAATGATTCCCTTGAAAATGCAATTCAACAAGTGAGAATGGTGTTATTGACTAAGCCTGGTGAAGTGCTTGGAGAAGATATTGGATTCAATTCAGAAAAGTACTTATTTGAATTCGAGGGTGCTGATCTTACTGACATGGAGAAAGAGGCTAACCTGCAAATTTCAGAATTCGTTTTATTATCTAGACCCTACAACATTACTGCCCAAGCATTTACGCTAGATGATGCAGCTGATCCACATAAACTTGGACTAGCAATGGGAATTCAAATTAATGGAAAGTCAGCGTTCGCTACGCTATTTGATCTTTAATCCAGGCTTTAACATCGCCACTAGGATTCCAATTCAATATTGATTTTGCTCTCTCAATGGAGGCTAGGCTAACTTTAGGTTCTAGCCTAAACCCAACATTTTCAGTTTTTCCACCAATTATTTCAGCGATTTGATTAACACTTACTGAGGTGCCGCTACCTATGTTTATTACATGACCCTTTCCTGAGAATTGCATTGCTGCGATGTTTGCTTTAGCTACATCAACAACATTGACAAAATCTCTAGCTTGGTGGCCGTCGTTCGTGATGGTTAGTGGTTTGCCAGTTAGGTGCTGCTCAATAAATACTGGAATCACCGATCGATAAGAACCGGCCGGATTAACTCGATTGCCGTATACGTTAAAGTACCTAAGACAAACTGTCGATATACCGTAAACGTCTGAATAGAATTTACAATAGTTTTCGCCGATTAATTTGGATAGAGCATAGGGAGAGATTGGTGACGGATTAACGTCTTCAGTCGTTGGAAAGACGTTAGTATTTCCATAAATTGCGCTGGTTGAACTAAATACGAATCGTTTAACTCCAGCAAGTCGGCATGCTTCCAACATCGAGGCGGTCCCAACGACATTGGTTTGAGTATAAAGGTCAGGGTATTCTAATGACTCCTGGACAGACGTTTTAGCGGCTAAATGGAATACGCATTCCGCTCCTTTAATGATGGCTGCGAGTCCCAGGGGAGAACGAGTCACATCGCAACCATACAGTTCAATATCATCAATTCTCTGTAAGTTTGAAAGTCTGCCAGTCGATAGATCGTCCAGTACGATAATCTCATAGCCCTGATCCAAAAGCTCATCAACTAGATGAGATCCAATAAAACCGGCGCCGCCGGTGACTACTACTTTAGGCATTTATGTTAAGTTTTAAAGTTGACCCTTGGCTCCAACCTCAGAAGCGGTTTCACCAGACGGAGGAGTTTCGGCTGCTGGAGCCGCTGCGGTTCCGCCGCCTTGACCTCCTCCACCACCAGCTCCGCCTCCACCGCCCTTAGCGGCTTCGCCTTGCTGAGTAGCTTGATAGCTCTTGTTCTTAGCAATATCCTCATCGCTCAATTTCAAGTATTCCTTAATTAGATACTCGGTTGAGAAGTAAGGTTTATTCTCGTCATTGACTACTGCTTTCATTGCATTTAGTGTTGCAAGTCGCTTGTTCAATAATTCTTGAGTCTTAATTTCTTCAAACACGTTATCATCGTGCCATATTAGACCGACTGCATTTGAAAATTTGTGATCTGATTTTAGGTCCTTAACATCAAGACACATCTGTAAGTACAGAGGCTTTGTGATTAGTTCTTTATATGCTGATCTTAATCGCTTTATGAATTTGTTGTAACGAATTTCTTCTCTTGAAATTCCTTCAGCGTTCATGGTATAAGCACCCTGATTCTCCGACCAACGTGAGTACGGTAATTTAGAATCAAGTTTTAACTTATCTTGAAAGTACTTTAATAATTCTGAACCTGAAAGGTTTGGTCCAGGATATTCAAGAGCCTCAATGTCAATTGATTCTCCGCGATCATTCTTTGGTAAAACGTAGTTCTTATAGAAGAGGATGTTCGGTTTGCCGTCCACCATTAATTCTCCAGAGCTACCGTCAAATGAAA